AGTCAATAGCAAAATATAAAAATGAATTAGCAATAGATGGAGACTTAACCTATCTAAATTTAGACTGGACTCCAGTTCCTATAATTCCAAAGTTTGTAGATATTGTTGTAAATGGAATGTCAGATAGGCTTTTTAAAGTTAAAGCTTATGCCGAAGATGCGATGTCCGCAGAAAAAAGAAATGAGTTTCAAAAAATGATAGAAGGAGAGGTTGTAGCCAAGCCTTTATTTCAACAAATAGAACAAGAGTTTGGAATAAATGTTTTTCAAACTGATGTAACAGAGCTTCCTGAAAATGATGAAGAAATGGAATTATTTATGCAAATGAAATATAAACCGGCAATAGAAATTGCAGAAGAAGAAGCTATAAATACTTTACTTGCTGAAAATCATTATAACGATTTAAGAAGTAGAGTCGATTATGATATAACTACTTTAGGAATAGGAATTACAAAACACGAATTTTTACCAGGGCAAGGAGTTAAGTTAGATTATGTGGATCCAGCAAATGTGATTTATAGTTATACCGAAGATCCTTATTTTAAAGATTGTTTTTATTGGGGAGAAATTAAAACCGTTCCTATGACGGAACTTATTAAAATAGATCCTTCATTAACTGATGAGGATTTAAATGAAATAGCAAAATACAGTCAATCGTGGTATAATTATTATAACACTTCTCAATTTTATGAGAACAGTATGTTTTATAGAGATACCGCTACTTTATTATATTTTAATTATAAAACCACTCATTCGTTTGTATATAAAAGAAAAAAATTAGCTGACGGTACTTATAAAACTGTGGAAAAAGATGACCAGTTTAATCCACCAGCGGAAATGATGGAAGAAGGTAAGTTTGAAAAAGTAGAAAAAAGAATTGACGTATGGTATAGTGGTGTGATGGTAATGGGCACCAATATAGTGCTACAGTGGAAGTTGGAGGAAAATATGGTGCGACCTAAATCAGCAAATCAATTTGCAATGCCTAATTATGTGGCTTGTGCGCCTAGAATGTATAAAGGACAATTAGAATCTTTAGTTAGAAGAATGATTCCTTTTGCGGATTTAATACAGATGACGCATCTAAAAATTCAACAAATAGTTTCAAGAATAGTACCAGACGGTGTATTTATAGATGCTGATGGATTAAATGAAGTGGATTTAGGAACAGGAAATGCTTATAATCCTGAAGATGCATTGCGTTTATATTTTCAAACAGGTAGTGTAATAGGAAGAAGTTTTACTCAAGATGGAGAATTTAATAATGCAAAAATTCCTATTCAACAGCTAACGGCTAATAGTGGTTCTAGTAAAATGCAGATGCTTATTGCTAATTATAATCATTATTTAGATATGATTAGAGGAGTAACGGGACTAAATGAAGCTAGAGATGGATCTACTCCAGATCCTAATTCGTTGGTTGGAGTACAAAAATTAGCTGCATTAAATTCAAATACAGCTACTCGTCACATTTTAAATGCTAGTTTATATATTACTAGAACAATTGCTGAATGTCTTTCTATTCGTACCGCTGATATATTAGAATTTGCGGATTTTAAAGATGAGTTTGCTATGCAAATAGGAAAATATAATTCTTCTATTATTGAAGAAATAAAAGATTTATATATTTATGATTTTGGAATATTTATAGAAATGGCTCCTGATGAAGAGGAAAAAGCAATGCTTGAAGCTAATATTCAAATGGCTTTATCTAAAGAGAATATAAGCTTAGAAGATGCTATAGATATTAGAGAAATCAATAATCTTAAAATGGCGAATCAGTTGCTTAAATTAAAACGTAAGCAAAAACAAGAGGCGGAACAACAACAAAAAATGCAAGAGCAACAAATGGCTGTAGAAATGCAAATGCAAGCGCAACAAGCGGAAGCGCAAATAGAAGCTCAACGTATTCAACTAGAAACTCAGTCTAAAATGCAATTAAAACAAGCAGAAGTAAGTTTTGAAATAGAGAAACTTAAAAACGAAGCCGCATTAAAAGAACAATTAATGCAAACTGAATTTGGCTTTCAAATGCAACTTAAAGGAATAGAGCAACAAGGGTTGCAGACAAGAGAAAATGAGAGAGAAAAATCTAAAGATGGTAGAATTAGTCAACAGTCTACACAGACGTCTAAGATGATTGAACAGAAAAAACGAAATTTACCAGCCATTAACTTTGAATCTAACGAAGATAGTCTCGATGGCTTTGATTTAGCAGAATTTAATCCTAGATAACCATGTCTATTATAAAAAGAAGGAGAAAAAAACATGTTCGAAACATTAGAATAGGGGTAGGAAATAAATTAGCTGACGGAAGAACAGAAACTCATAGAATGGCAGATTATGAGGGAACAAATAAAAAAGGGAAAAAAAGATATTATGCAGCTCCTACTATAACTTTTGATAAAAAAGGAGAAAAAAAGTCACAAACTTTTAAAGAAGCTTTAGCTGCGGGAGAAGTTTATGCGTTTAGAAAAAAACGAAGAGCTGAAAAATTTGCTTTTGGAAGTTGGAAAAAGGGGAAAGACAGAAGAGAAGCAATGAAAAAATATCGTAGTTTTAAGAAAAAAAGAGCTTAAATCATAGGCTAAATTTTGTATATATATTTTGCTTAACTTTGTTTAAAATTTAATCTAATTTAATATTATGGAAATAAAAGTAAGAGACTTAGGACAAGTCGAAGAAAAGTCCAATGCAGAAATAGAAGAAGAGTTACTAAAGAAACATGAAGAAAAATTTGAAGATTCTTCCGAACCAACTAAACCTGAAAAAGTAGTTGAAGCTTCTCAGCCCAAAGAAGAGAAGAAAGAAGAGAAGAAAGAATCTTCTGTAAAAGAAGAGATTAAAGAAAAAACTCCGTCATCAGAGTTAAATGATGAAAAAACTCCCTCATCAGAGTTAAATGATGAAGATATTCTTTCTTATATTAAGAAAAGATATGACAAGGACATAACAACAGTTGATGAACTGGTTGCGGAAAAAGAGGCAAACGAAGAGTTACCTGAAGATGTGTCTGCGTATTTTAAGTACAAAAAAGAAACCGGACGTGGGATTGAAGACTTTTATAATTTACAAAAAGACTACGGTTCTATGGACGATGACTCTGTACTAGCTAGTTTCTATAGCTTTACCGAAGATGGGTTAGATGCTATAGACATTCAAGATGTTCTTGAAGACAAATTTAGTTTTGATGAAGAATTAGATGAGCCTAAAGATATTAAGAAGAAAAAATTAGCGAAAAAACGAGAACTTGCTAAGGCAAAGAAGTTTTTGAATGAGCAAAAAGATAAATATAAAATTCCTCTTGAGTCAAGTGGGGGTGGACTATCTAATAATCAGCAAGAAAATTTAAATGCTTATAAAAGTTATCTTAAGGAATCTAAAACTATTGAAGAGCAAACGCAAAAGAAATATGATTACTTCATTAATAAAACCGACGAGGTTTTTAACAGTGAATTCAAAGGTTTTGATTTTACTGTAGGAGATAATAATATTACTTTTAAACCTGGAACTACTGAAGAACTTAAAAATGTTCAGTCTGATGTTAATAATTATATTAACAAATTTTTGAATAAAGACGGTTTTATGGCAGATCCTAAAGGTTATCACCGTTCATTAGCTGTGGCTATGAACCCTGAAAAATTTGCTCAGTTTTTTTACGATCAAGGAGTGTCTGCAACTGTAGATAATGTTTCTAGGAAATCTAAAAACATAAATATGGACATAAGACAATCTGCTCAAACCATCACAAAAGATGGAATGAAAATAAAGGCCGTAGGAGATACTGATAGTGGAAGTGGACTTAAAATTAGAAGTATTAGAAAAGTTTAACAATTTAAAATTTAAATATTATGGCAGTACAAGCAGACCCTGGGTATGATTTAACTCCCAGTGCACAACAAGTACCCGTGTCTACAAATTATATCCCTTCAACAGGATTTACATGGTTACAACAATATCTACCCGATACTTACGAAAAAGAATTCGAAAGATACGGGAATAGAACAATAGCCTCATTCTTACGAATGGTAGGAGCTGAAATGCCTTCAAATTCTGACCTTATTAAATGGGCAGAACAAGGAAGGTTACACACCAAGTATACAAGTTTAACAACAGCAACAGCGGCAGCAGCTACTTCCGCAGTTTATGTTATTCCAGGACCTGGTATTAATGATAACTTTAATCCCGCTCTTGCAGCGCCTAATTTAGCAGCATTAAGAGCTGGACAAACAGTTATGATTACTGATGACACTGTAGGTTCAACATTATCAGCGAAAGGAATTATAACAGTAGCACCAACAGGAACAGGTGCAGCAGCTAGAACTTTCACTGTAGGATTTTATGAAGCAGCAGGTCAACCGGCATTTTTAGCCGCTGGTGGTGGAGCGGGAACAGTATCTTGCTTTATTTATGGATCAGAATTTGCTAAAGGAACAGCTGGAATGGTTGGTTCAAACGAAGCAGATGATTTCATTTTTGACAATAAGCCAATTATTATAAAAGATACTTATGAAGTGTCTGGTTCTGATATGGCTCAAATTGGATGGATTGAAGTTACAACTGAAGATGGAGCAAGTGGATACTTATGGTATCTAAAATCTGAGCACGAAACAAGGCTACGATTTGACGATTATCTTGAAACAGCAATGATTGAAGCAGTACCTGCGGAAGCAGCTTCTGCGGCAGGAGATTACTTACAAGGTGTAGGAGCTGCAGCATCTGTAGTTGACGAATCAGGTTCTGATGGAATATTTTTTGTAGTTAACGATAGAGGTAATGTATTTGGTGGAGGAAATCCAACAACTTTAGCTCAATTTGACAACGTAATACAAAGACTTGACAAACAAGGTGCTATTGAAGAAAATGTTATTTTCGTAAATAGAAACTTTTCATTTGATATAGATGATATGTTGGCCACTCAAAACTCTTACGGAGCTGGTGGAACATCATATGGTTTATTTGATAATGATAAAGACATGGCACTAAATCTTGGA